TTGGTTTGCCCCTCGGCCCATGTCGCGGCGGCGGCCTATAAAAGAGTAGGTTGGCACTCGGCATTGGCAAACTGGTAGGAAGAGAGTTTCACTCACAAATCGGATCTCAAAGACGATCCTACGGCTCTCCATTCAGCCACGTCCTCTTTTATTATGTCGTCCCAGCTTGTCAGTGACTCAGTCATGTTCGATCCTCGCTCTTATGGCGAGTATCCAAGTTCGGAGAGTGCGGCAAGTCTGCCGCTAAGCTTCAACGTCCGCTCTCAACATGTCTTCCTGACATACCCAAGGTGCCCAATCCCTCCAAAGGATGCTGGTTCGTTTCTCAAAAAACTTTGTAAGCGGTATAATATACAGTATATGTATATCGCTCAAGAGCTACATCAAGATGGGGAACCGCATTTACATGCGTTCCTTCAATTTGACAAAGTTTTCCGAACCACATCCGCCAAATACTTTGATTTCTTTGAATTCCATCCTAACATTCAGGCGGCAAGAAATCCAGAGAAAACTCTGGAATACTGTCAGAAAAATCCGGCAGATTTCTACGAAGACGGGGTCTTCGTAAAGCCCAAGGCATCGAGGAAAAGGAAGCTAGCTTCCTTTACCCGTGACAAAAAAATGAAACAAATCATGGCTAACGCCACAAGCAGGGACGAATATTTGTCCATGATACGGAAAGCATTTCCGTTTGACTGGGCAATCCGTCTCCAACAGTTTGAATACAGCGCCAAAGCGCTCTTCCCCGAAGCTCCGATACAATACCAGCCACAGTTCGTCTCCAACGACATGTCTGACCATCCGGTCATTGGAGAGTGGCTCGATACCGAGTTCTTCACTGTAAGTGTCTCTGCTTACAGTGTTCATGCATTAGTATCGGAGGAACAAGCAAAGCTTGACCTCCAATGGATGTCTGATGTAACCAGGAACGAGGTCCGCATCATCGAAGACGATCCTTATATATCTGTGGACCAACAAGAACTGGAAAGACTTCTTGGGCCAGAAGTCTTGGAACTCACCACTACTGGCAACACTCTGTAGATTTCCTCACAGAGTGGAATAAAAATGCCATCTATAATGTCATAGATGACATTCCGTTCAAGTTCGTTCCTTGTTGGAAGGGGTTGGTTGGTAGCCAGTTCGACATAACCGTAAATCCAAAATACGGTAAAAAGAAGACTATCCCGAATGGGATACCTTCAATAATCCTCGCGAACGAGGATGAAGACTGGCTACAAACCATGTCGCCTCAACAAGCCGACTGGTTTCACGGCAACTGTGTGGTCTACTATCTTCAAGCAGGAGAGTCTTTCATTCCTCCTTCGTCGGACGTCGAAGCATAGCTTCTCCGCTAGGGCGGCATATTAATAATGTAATGTTGGGTGTGTTTTATTTAAGTGTTTTGGGTGCGTGGTCCGGGTTCCCCCTCCCGACACACAAAACCATGTTGTAATCGGCATAATGCCTCATTTTAATAATAATTTGCCAAGCTTGTCATCAAACTGTGTTTATTATTCATAAACCATGAACGGTAATCACTGATTACCGACGGATTTAAAATACATGCGGATATTTCCGCGTGCTACAAAAGTTAATCCGTTAGCCGGAGCCAACACTAAGTAAAGAGCGCCGCTCTTAATGTCGCCGAAGTCTCCCCCTGCGGTGTTCTTCCACTCCGTCCGCACGCCAAGTTGCTTTGCGAACTTGTTCAGAACCGGCAGGGATTGCGGTATGGCACACGGGTTACTAGAGTACCCCGTAGCAAAATTGGAGCCGTTGGACTCCAGTGTAAACACCCACCGACGTTTCACTATGAATCGGTGGGACACCGATCTGGCCACTTTCCAAGTTGTTGGCCAGTTCTTCAAACCATCAGGGAATCCGAAAATTTCTTGAGCCGTCACAGCCGTGCCGGACGGTGCCGCATCGTAAACGAGCCAGCACACTGGCCGGCTCGACACACAGTATTGTTGCATAGTGCCACTAATAGCAACACCAAGGTTGATAGCCACCTTGTAGGTGATCGTCTCCGCGGTCTTGCGCTGATTCTCAGCTGAACCGCGGGCATAACTTGTAAGCAGGTAGGCGGAGCCACCTGCATTGAACGCCGAATCTTGCTCCCAGGTAAAATCTTGCACCTGCAGTGGTTCTCTCCTTGAGAGAGGACGACTCACTGCTTGTTTATAGACGCGACGGCGTTTTGGCGTCGCTGAAGACGAAGCGGCGGAGCGCTTCCTCTTATATGAGCCTGCAGGGCTCATGATGTTTGCAAACCAACAGGTAACGAAACAGGGGGCACTGAAACTGCAGATCTATCAGGTAAACTCACAATGGGAGTATGGTTACTCTCAGGCTGGCCTGAGGTCACCAAATGAGTACCTCCAAAACCAGATGAAAAGTGACTGCCGTATGTCGTAAGCCTCCACTGCGTTATGCAGTCTTGTAAACAGGTCTTGTATAAAAATACAAGTATTGCGGCCGCTACAATTGAAGAAATGCAGACAAGGGCAGTCACCTTCACCGGGAAAGCAAAGCTTGTCCCGTCTTGGTTTTGAACCACAGATCCAGATCTAAAATATGCACTATCAAATGTCGGAGTCGCCATTCGAAACAAAGGGGGGGAGCGGTCTTTTAAAAGACAAAACCGGTCAGATGGCAGATCGCACTGCGAAAATCCAAGTTAAAGAACACCAAAGCAGGTAAAGCCGCTCGGGCCCTGCTGAGCGTAGGGCCCTCGCCATGGGCCGGGGGCGGTAATATTA